TAAATGCCACCTGAGCAAGTGGATGCAAAAACTGCTCACATGGTCCGTTAGAATAGTTGGTTAGTTCGCTACCCTGTCACGGTAGAGGTCACGGGTTCAAGTCCCGTACGGATCGCAAGTATAAATATGCAACGCAATGCATAAAAATCGGGGCGCTCCCTGTGATCTATATCACATGAGATTTTTATCAAAACTTAATTACGATAGAGTGATATTTTTCCTGGAATTTAATTACGAAGAGTTGATTTTTTTCCCGAAACCTGCTAGAATTAATCTATGACCCAAACAATGAGAACGATTGACGAACTAGTCAATGAGATGTACATGGACAACGAGTCCCATCTCGAATACATGGAAAATATGAACGGTGGAGATTGTGATTGTGCAATCCACACTACCTTGAATACAATAGTCAAATACTGGTGGGATGAGGAGAACTAATGTTGGGCTATGAACTACAAGATCTAAATGATATGACTTATGGCATTGACTCTGCCCTATTGATGATAAACCAGGACGAGAACCCTGCTAATGGACTATGGGCAGAAGGGTACTTTGACTAATGTGGACTAAGCATGACTATGTATGTACTAACTGTGATGCTCTTATTGAGGTCACTGCCCTGGAGATACCAAGGGTAGATCCTGACTGTATTTGCGCCAGAGGAATGGTTATTGGTATTGGCTCATCCCCTGCGTATCAACCTGTGATGGAAGTCACACCCCGTGAAGTTGTAAAAATCAACACGAACCCGTATAATTAATATATGGACCTAAATACATTCGAAGAATATGTAAGACTGCACCTGCTGTCCTTGGAGCAAGACTCTGAGGAACTACAAGCCAAAATGGATACTTATACTGACTATGATAATGACGAGTATCGTTCTTTAGAAATAGAGGATATCTCAACCAATGGACAGATTCTTGCCTGCTACCACTTTTTGTCAGTGCTAGAGGCTACAATATAACTATGACAACAACACAACTAGACCCACGACTACAAAAACTGGTTGACCTAGGAGAGTCTGGCACAGACATTCTACATGGTGAACTAAAAAACCTTATGTATCAAACCGAGCAAGCATTGGCTGAGTATACTGACCATGAGAATGAGCAGTATGACCAAACCGTAGACCGTCTACATCTAGAGGGTATGCTTGACGCTTATGTAGAAGTATACCAACTAACATATGGCCTAGCCTTTGCTATCAGTGATAGGATTAAAAACAATGGGTAACTTTATTGAGATGACCATGGAAGAGTGGGAAGCCACTTACAAGCCTATAGATAATCATCTTGACACTAATGCCTCCTTTGACGGTATTATGTTTGAGACCTATGGTAGTGAGGTAGAGTTTGTTAAGTCTCAATCCCCTGCCAATATCTGGATGTTTGGGGATGGGGACGATGGAGGCCTCTATATCTGGAATGGCTGGGGATTTGTAAATAGATTAGGATACTTTGTCACTGAGGTACCGTGCCCTGATGGTCTGACCATTCAGATACAGGTGGCTGAGCCTGACTTGACATGTGATTTCTGTGGTGATATACTTGATGAAGAACTACCCCACGACCCACTATGCGAAGGAATAAATGTATGACAGAATATGTATGCCCACGATGTTCAGATAGTTACGATAGCGACAACTTATGGTTTATAGAAAATGCTGGCTACATAGCACTTGGCATTTGTCCTGAGTGTCGTACTCCTGATGAGTTTGACATCACTAGTAAAAATTGGAAAACCTACCTAGCATCAAAAGGAATCGGAGCAAACAAATGAACGAATACAAAGTAGAAATCATCTTTGAACCCACTGGTGATTACATGACATTTAGATACGAGGCTGAATCAGATAATGAAGAGGACCTCTGCAATGAAATATTAAGCCAACTATCAATTGTATCCTGGAAGGAAGAAAACTAATGGGAGCACGTATTAACTTTGTATTTAAAGACGTCGAGGATGAAGCACACGTAGTTCTATATAGCCACTGGGGTGAGACAGAATGGCAACGGGACCTAGCAATGGCCCTGCAGCATTCAAAGCCTAGGTGGAAAGACTATGCCTACTTCAACCGTATGATGATTAGTTATCTTATCCAAGACTCCGTGCTTGAAGAGACAGGGTTTGGAATTTATGCTATCAAGGGCACCAACTTTGAACTAGGTGAGACGACGGTAGTTATCGATGTTGCCAAGGAAACTATCTATGAGGCAGGCAAGGAACTACAGGTTGACTGGCAAATGTTTATCAATGCCTACATTCCTAAAGTTTTAGTTGAGCAGATCTAGGGAGTGGGTCCCCTAGATTAATAAGGTGGGAGGGGCTGGCGTGGGGCTTGCCCTTCCCCCTACTTTTTGATACAATAGAACAGAGGAGATACCTATGGCTTATTCAGTACGAAAACCAACGCACAATAAAGAAACCCGTATGGCAGAGCAGTTAGGCAGACTCCTTACCCAAGATTTTGCGGTAGACTTAGAAAGAGTAGGATACTACATGGTAAGAAACCTACCCTTGATTAACTACCACAGACTAGAGGTTTTGAGTTTGACATCTATGGAAGAGTATGATAAACTTATGTTAGAGATGAAAGGACCCGCAAATGGACTACGCAGATAAGACAGGCATGTTAGGTCAACTATGGATTGACTATCGAGAGGATGACAACTTCTCCGTATTTATGGAATACAACGACATTGGTTTGCCATTGTCCTATGTAGTGGCAGAAGGTTTGGTACCTGCTCTAACACCACTAGGTGAGGACTATGTTGATGAAACCATTCAGATGTTGTTTAAACTAATTGATGTTACAGAGCAAGAGGTAGACCTATTGCCTACCATTAACCTAGACACAGTTCTAGAACTAGCATACCAAAAGAAAAACACGCTAGAGTAATCTGGCCCCTGCGGGGGCGCCCACCAGACATATCGGACAAACCAGACATCTAGGTTTTTCAAAACATCATTACGAACGATCAAAAATTTTTCCCCAAACCTGGACATATTACGATGAAGCAAATCTTTTCCCCAAACCTGGCTTATACCATACAAACCTTTATATGTCAAACCTTCATATCAGGTGTATAATATATCTATGACCCCAAGACACTTTGCTGCATATGCTAAGAATGATCCTAAAGGATATCAAGCATTCTCCGATTCTATGTGGAATGGTTTTGTATCTATTACCCATAAAATTGGTTTGTCTCCTTTCTTTTCATTTACCCCCGATTTTTTGGAGGGACTAAACGCAAATCAGATTGGCAAGCAATTGGGCAATGTTTATAATCAAACGATGACTGATAATCCTGTTAGTGGCACCTTCGCCGATGGCGAAATCCCAGGGGATCAAGACCAAACCCCATAACAAATAACCCCTATAGAATAACAAACCTTTTATCCTGGTTTCTTAAATATTTGATAAAGGTTTTTCAAAATAAGATTACGATTGTGGCAAATTTCTCCCTGGTTTTGGGAGATTTTTTATGGGCAAAATCATGCATACAAGGACTTGACAAACCAAGGTTTTGCATGTATAATGCCCAAACCTTACAATGGGATATGAGGTTTGACAATATCGAGCATATGTGGTATGAGGTTTGAAGGTTTGGAGATGTGAGGTTTGGCCCCAGTGAGATTACGACGCCATCTATAAAAGGGCTCTATACTCCACTATCCTCCACTTTACTCCACTTCTAGACTGTCTAATAATATAATCAGTAAGATTAATCTGTGGATAACTTGTGGATAACTCATTAAGTAAAGGCTAAGAACCTGTGGATAACTATGTTCTTGTAAATATTTGAAGGGAGATCCGAAGCCTTCCCTTGTTCACAGGGGTTGTATAGTGTTGTTCATTATTGTCGTTATAGACTAACAATCCCTGAGAAGGAACTAACACTTTCCACTCTTTGGCATCCTTATCCAAATAGTTAAAGGTTCCACCATCCTCAAGTGACCATTGAGGGTTAACATAAGATGTAAACACCTTCCTATCTGTTTGAGCAAAGCCATCACTATGCAATGGTATGTATGATCCTGGAGTCCATAAGTAAACCATTATCTGCAAAGCCTCATCTGCACTAGCAACATTTAACTCTATAAACTCTTCTTTTATTTTTTGAATAATCTCATCAGGTGGAAAATAGATTATCACTGGAGAACTGTCTTTGACAATTTGAGGATCCCAAGAGGCATTGGTCTTTGTGGTGATAGGGTTTGGAAATCCAAGGGGATGTAAATCTTTGACTCCATAATAGTAGGATGTAGCCCAATCAAATATATCTGAACATAACTCTTTACTTAGCCCATTGTCAAAGATTTTCACATAAAAAGTATAGCACAGGATATGCTATTATAGACATATGGAATATAAGCCAAACACAAAGGTTAAGAATCCAACTTCAGAGTATTCTCTGGTAACAGTTCCTAGGACAGGCTCTCACTATCTTCAAGATAGAATTGAGCAGCACACAGGGGTATATGTCAAGAAATATCATCATCTACAAGATAACAAAATGATAACGATAGTAAGAGACCCAGTAGACTTTATATCCTCTTATGTGGCTATGGACGCTCTATACTATGAGGGAAGTCTTGAGAGGTTTCTAGCCGAACCAGAGAAGTACTGCTTTGGTGACTGGTTTGGTCAAAATGATATAGCCCTCGTTGACAGATTTGATATTATAGTAAAGTATGAGTCTTTGACAGATTCACCACTTGAAACAATAACAAAGATAGCAGAAAAAATGTCACTTGAGATAATTGAACCCAGATACAAGAGCAATGTCACAGACATGCCACATAGGAATTATTTAGCATCTAGTAAAAATTTCAAAGAGTACGACAGAATAAGAAAAATAGTCGAACAACAAGACCTTACAAGGACATATCAGATTTACCATAAGTTCTTGACTAAGGCTATCTAACTGCTATAATTAAACCATGAAACCTTTTCTCATTATGATGCTTGGCCTATTCATCTTTCTAAACTATATGGCCTATCTACAACAAATCCGTATGGGTGGATAAAACCACGGCAAATAAAGATTACGAACACTCCTTTATAGCCCTATTGACCATATGGATCAAACCTCTTCGAGTTATCTTAGATGCATCAAATGTCTCCGTATAACCCCCTTGTGGCATATCTGCCTTAGTTAGATAGTGTCCATGCTTATTGGTGAGTGTTCTTACTACTAGGGTTTCTACTGATCTTGCTTTATCCCGTTCGGAAAACCACCAATACTTAATCAATATCCAACCTTTGGTCCTATGGCTTGCAAACCTTCTTCCGCTTACATCTGATATACCTATTTTGACAGCCTTATACACAGGACTGTATAGTATATATAATAGGGTCATTAGTCTATTATACTTGACTTCCCCCGCAATTTCTGATATGATTTAGATATGAAGTCATCTAGAGCAGGGGCTTTAGCCCAAAGATCATTTGTAAAACCAGAAAAAGTCAACCTTGGTCCAGAGGCAGCCAGCATACTTAAAAATCTTGAGCGAGCCAGAAACTATGGAAGCAAAAGAAAGTATAATGCCGAACTTAATAAGTTGGCTAAGAATCATCCAGAGTTTGCTGAAACAATCCTAACATTTGTTTGGAAGTAAATGGAAAAATGTAGCCATACCTGGTATATGCGAGAGCCAGGAATTATGTGTACTAAATGTGGATTAATCTGGGAAAAGGGGATAGATGAGTAGAACTATAGTCTGTCCTGTCTGCAAGAAAGAGTGGGATTTTAGAAAAGGTTTTGCTCACGAAAGTCTATACAAGCATATGAAGGATTGTAAACCATAGTGCCCGTATAGGGCATAGGGAGGTGTAGAACTTCTATTTTGCGCCGAACTTTAAAGAGTATATGATAAAATATATCCGTGAATAAACTGGATTCATCATATAGCAAATTTATGGCCTACAGGATAGCCTGTACTCAATGCGACGAACTATACCCTCAGACAAGCGACGAACCATTTGTCTGTAATATCTGCATATCTGATTGATGGTATAATAGTTATATGTCATATGCCATCAACAACAAGCCAGTAGGAAATAATCCTGACTCAATCGAAAGAACTGAGTCATATCACAAATTTTTAAATAAATTAGGAAACTCTGCAGAAAACATTATAACTATTCCTAATTTTTTAACACAAGAAGAAATATCTTATCTTATGGATGGTCTAGAAGATAGACACTCTCACCGTTTTGTTTCTCAAAAAGGTCCTAATGGAGAGCCATTAACCTACATGCGTAAGTATGATGGTCTGCCAGATAAGTCCAATCTTATAGGCAGAGTTAAAGATGAAATAAAAAAAGCATACAACTTAGAAGATATTGAGATAGCAGAAAAAGAAGAATTCTTGGGCGTTGTTCACTGGGAGACTGGATCTTACTTAAACACACATGTGGATGACCTTGGATATGTAACAGAAAACCACTTACCAATTATTATTTATTTAAATGATAACTATGAGGGTGGAGAGATTAAGTTTGAAACACATGATGTTTGTATTAAGCCAAAGACTGGTGACTTAGTCGTATTCCCTGGGAATATGCACTACGCTCATGAAGTTAAAGAGGTTTTATCTGGTGATAGATACACTCTGCCTATTTGGTTTACGGTAGTTTAAAATGACAGATGACATGAAAAAAAGAAAACTTCTAGATGGTTCTGAGGTCAATGATTACGATTATCCAATTGATTTAATTTTGCATACAAAAGCACCAGGTAAGTGGAAGTTGATTGACCTTGAAACAGGACAAGAATATCTTGGATCAGACGTATCTCATGAAACATTTGGAGAACTTTTAAGAAGCAAAGTTGCAAAGGCTAAGATAGGTTCTTGGTTTAAAACAAAGGGAAGAGTAATAAAAAATGGATAATACCAATAAGCCTATAACATTTCACTGGATGTGGAGAAGACACTGGCAGATAAACGATAGCATTGAGAACCTAGACCTTAAGGGAATTCTTTCTATGGCACAAGAACTAGATGGTGCTAACGTTAAATCTGTTTTACTTCCCTATGGCCCAGGAGGTATTGATTTTTCATTAGTTATACAAGAAGCATTACAAAAAACAAATCAACTGATTATGACAATTGCCCTGCCAGCATATGGAACAAGTCCTGACTATGCTGCTAAGATTGTTGACACGTTAAATAAGTTTGCACCTGGAAGAATTGGCGTAAACCTAGTTTCTGGAAGATGGGGTGATGAAGGAAACGACAAGTCTGAGAAGATAGTTATAGACCACTATATGCACGACCCTTCACTTATTGACACTCTTGCAAAAAGGGTTGCCATCTCTGCAGTTTGGATGGACAAATTTATGAATTTAATGAGTGCCCATGAGCACAAAACCCACATGGCAGTTGTTGGCTCTTCAGATACAACAATTGGTATAGCAAACAAACATTGCGAATATATATATGTTGATGACAACCTATTGTTTAAGGACCAGTTTAAAAAGATTGATCTGGATAAGGTAAAGCCAATAGTCATTATTGACCCACTTATTACTACCCATCCAGACGATGAAAAGCATGTTAAGTATGACAAGAATGCACCAGTTAGACAACAAAACCACTTAATAAAAGGAAAGTTAGTCGATGTTGTTGCACAAATAAGAAACCTGTCTGAGAAGTTTGGCATTTATGACTTTATGATTCATACTGATCAAGAAGATATTAGCAAGTTGCTAGATATGGTAAAAAACTTTAATGATATTGTAGTGCCTGAAGGAAATGTAATAGGTTACTCTGACCTAACGGTACAAAACTTTAATAATATCGGAAGTGATCCTAGAAATGTAAAAGTATTTAATAATTATTTAAGCAAAGAAGAATGTGACCATATTATAGGACTTATAAATAATACAGAGACAAGTAATAATCGTCCCTTGCAACCAGACGATTCTGGAAATCCTACACTGTCTTTATTATATTACGATTCACTCAGGTATTCAGAAAGATATATCCCTGGTATTCAGTCTATCGTAGAAAAAGAATTTAATGTAAAACTAAAACCAAGAAATTCTCGTTTTGCTCAATGGGTTCATAATAATAGTCAAACTATTCCAATAGATGATATGGGTCATAAAGACTCAAACCATTTAGCAGGATGGGTTTATTTGAATGATGACTACGATGGTGGTGGTTTGTCATTTTTTAATCAAGGACTATCCCTTAAGCCAAAGGCTGGTGATCTAATTCTATTCCCTGGGAATCCTCATTATTGGTACCATGTTGGCCCAGCAAATGGCTCAAGATACATTATGCCAATATGGTTTGATTTTGTTTAATGGTATAATTATTAAATGGAAAAATCTAAGTGTTTTTTTTGCAATAAAGATGCAACTCATTACGACATAGTTGTAGATCACTCTGACTATATTGTTGCAGATGTTTGTTTAGATCATCTCTCTATGGGTCTTATATCATAATATGTCAAATATAGTAATTGTTACATATCCTAGATCTGGGGCAAACTACCTGTCAAATTTGCTACTAAATAACTGTAGGAAAGATATAAAATATTTTCATATTCCAGAGAAGCCTGATAGGTTTATTATAACTGTTGTACGAGATCCTTTTGAATCTATTCACTCTCATGTGACCATGAGAAAGCATTATCACCCAGATGAAGATTATAGCAAAAGATACAATAACGAGTATCGGGATATGTGTAACTTTTTATATAAAAATGCAGACATTGTTATTAAGTATGAAGATCTGGTAGAATTTCCAGAGAAAGTATTATCAAGGATTTGCAGTGATCTTAACTTTGATATAGATCCATTAGACATCCCTGTGCCTATAACAGAAGACAATAAAGAAAACACATATTTAAGATCAAGCAAAATCTCTCAAAAGTATAATGAAAAGCATTTTGATATAAATGATATAGAGGATTGTTATGGTCCATATACAAAACTATTATCAAAAAGAATTGATCTGTGACAGAGTTCTAAGATGTATTTAACAGAAGACATTCTACATTTTTATAAAAATAACAGCAAAAATAGTAGATACCTAAATAAATATTTTACAGGTACGGGCCATGTGGGACGATATGATTCATATCAGGTGGGAGTTGTTGATAATAAATCAAACGAAAATGCTTTTATATCTACAGTTGATGAGGACAACACATATGAAATCAATGAAATTGGTCTTCGTGGAGAAGTTTATAAAGATGCAGATTTTTTAGCCTCTGGTTGCTCTATAACTTTTGGTATTGGTGTTCCAGAAAATGGAAGATGGACGAACATTTTAAATGATAAAATCAATAAGAATGTTATGAATCTAGGAAACCCTGGAGCATCCGTACGAACTATTTGTCATAATACTATTCGATATTGTATGAATAACAAAATGCCAAAAGAAATTTTTTGTTTAATGCCAGATTTTTTTAGAAGTATGGTTGTAGTAGATAAAGAATTTTATAAATCAAAAGTCAATAGAGGAGACCTTAAAGAGTCTGAGATTTTAGAACTAACCTACTGTAGTCCTAGCCTTATGTATTATGAAAATCATATTTTTATGCAAATAAAAGATCAAAAATATATAGAAGACTCGACTTCCCCACACCAATTAATTTTAGATGCTATAGATGATATTTATATCTTAGAATCATTTTGTTTATCAAATAATATAAAATTATATTGGACAACTTGGCATAGGCCGAGTTCTTTAATTATGGAAGAATTAGTAAAGTTAAAAGACTTCAAATTAAAAAATTTTTTACCTTTTATAATGTTTAGCAAATCAGATAGTTTTAGAGATAATATAGAGAAACATTGTGATTTATTTCACGAATCTGAATTTAAGGATCATTTGTGCTGGTCAAAAGGATCTGACTATTCTGTTATAAATTATAAAAAAGCGCCAAAAGAATATCACCCAGGAATTCATTTTCATCAGCATGTGGCAGATTTTTTTTATAGCCGATATAGTCAAAATAATACAATAGTTTGACTTTTTGCTCAGTTTAGGATATACTAAATATATGATTCAATGGATTGCTGATTACGCACACTGGGTGCTTGCCTGCATTGGCGTATCTGGTATTTACTTTGTAGGTCGCAAGACTCTATGGGGATGGTTCGTACTATTGTTCAATGAGTGCTTGTGGATAGCCTATGCTTTAGTAACAGACCAATACGGGTTTATCTTTGCAGCAGTAGCCTACGGTGCTGTTTATATTAGATCTTACCTACACTGGAGACGAGATGCCTAGACATTACGATATACCCGATCCATTTCAAACCTTTGTCGCCAAGAAGTATGCTAACGCTAAGGGTGCTGTGTATGATTTCTTTTCTAAAGAATGGTATATGAAGTGTGGATGTTGTAAGGAAGAGTTGTTTGCTCCATCCCGCAAAATTTTAACTAAGATACGCCTATACCACACAAGAAACGAGTGCCTTAATGGATACTGAACAAAACTTCGATCAAGAGTTTAGTGTTGAAGACATTACGAACGCCATTGTAAATCAGGCTAAGGCTGAAGTTAAGTCTAGGTTTGGAAATAAGAAACGGCATAGACAATGACATGCAATGTCTGTGGACTATCTAAAGAATCAGAATGGTTTTGGAATTCTCACCAAACAATGTCGGATGGAAAGGTCTGGTGTGTAAATGCCAAGAGAGCCTAAGATTACGAAGATGGACTGGAGAGCATTGGGCTATTGGCCAGTTTATAAGGATGGAAAGAAGGTGTGGGAAAAAGATGATAAATCATTCAACCAAGACAGAAAGAACTAAAATACTTCCATTACGATGGATAGGAAATATATGTGGAGAGTTTGCTGGCAACCATATTGTTAAGTGTGTTAATATGGATGAAGATGAAGAGTATGGTTTTCTCTATAAATACCACGCATTTATGTGGAAGTACCTTAATAAGCCTTACGAGTGGTGGGGAACTTATTACACCATAGATATGAAGTCTTGGAAAGAAGAGTTAGATAAGATTAAGATTGACATGTCTGACTCTGGCTGGGATGACTATGATGAGTTTGGGAAAGCATATTGGGAGGATAAAGAATGAGTATAGACGATATGATCTTGCGAGAAGAAATTGCAAGGGCTATAGAGGCCATACCTATTGAACCATCAGTTACAAATGCTTTAGGTATGCGTATAGAGGCAGCAAAGATTGCAAGGGGAGAAGATAATTATATGACTACTATTTTTGAGAGGCAGGTGGATTTCGAATGATTAGTTTATTTTTTTTAGTCCCAGCATTTATTGCTGGCTATGTGGCATGCTATTTTATTATGACATACAAGGTAAATCAAGACTGACAAGGACTTATACCAAATTTTTCTTTTTATGATATAATTAATTATGAAATTTTTAACAAGAGATATTTTAAGTTTTTATAAATCAAATTACGAAAACAGTTGGTATTTAAAAAAGTTTTTTTCAAATACAAAAGAGGTTGGGCTGCATAAGCCATTTCGTAAAGATATTGTGAGTTCTCAGCGTAATTTTAAAGACAATGTTGTGGAAACAATTGATGAAGTCAATACATATGAAACAAATTCTATTGGTTGCAGAGGAAAGATTGATGAAGATTCAGAAATCTTTGCATCTGGTTGCTCCATAACCTTTGGTCTTGGTGTTCCAGAATTCGGAATGTGGACAGAATTACTAGGAAAAAAAATTAACAAAAGTGTCACAAACTTGGGCAGTCCTGGAGCCTCAGTAGAAAGCATTTGTACTAATATTATTCAATATTGTATGACCAACAAAATGCCAAAAGAAATTTTTTGTTTAATGCCAGATTTTTTTAGAAGTATGGTTGTAGTAGATAAAGAATTTTATAAATCAAAAGTCAATAGAGGAGACATGGGAACAAGAGATAGCCTAGAATATATATACTCTAACCCAACTATAGTTAAAGATAATAGATCATTTTTTATGGAAGTAGAAAATCAAAAATATATAGAAGATTATACTTCTCCACATCAATTAATTCTAAATTCCTTAAACCTTATCTATATTTTAGAATCATTTTGTTTATCAAACAACATAAAACTATATTGGACAACTTGGCACTCACCAAGTTCTTATATTTTAGACGAATTAAGCAAAATGGAAAATTTTAAATTAAAAAATTTTACATCTTTATACTCTCCTAGCCTATATTATAATAAGGGCCTTGGTGAACTAGTAGACTCTGTTTGTAGTCCTCATACCCATGAACACGAGTTTAAAAATCATCCATCTTGGAATATAGGTTCTGATTATGCTTTTATAAATGGAGAAAAAACATTTAAAAATACTCACCCAGGGATACACATTCAAGAGCACATTGCAGATTTTTTTTACAATTTATATAATGATAAAGATAAATAAAATCAACAAACCTTTATTTGACAAATCTAAAAATCTAAGGTATACTTAAAAAATGAAACCAACAGCACACATATATGATGTAGATGGAACCCTAGCCAATGTAGATCCATACCTGCACTATGTTCGTGGCTCTAATAGGGACTACAACGCCTTTCATGAGGCTTCTATAGATGCCCTGCCAAATGTAGAGGTTGTTGAGATGCTAAATAATTCTGTTAGTGATGGACACTCTATCCTGGTTGTCACATCTCGTAAAGAAAAGTATCGTGGGCTGACGTCTATGTGGCTTGCTAAGAATAACATTAGATCTCATGGGTTGTTTATGAGGGCAGACGATGACAATAGACCAGATTACGAAGCAAAGAAAGACATGCTTGATAATATAAATAAACTATGGGATGTTACCTATGCTGTTGATGATAATCCTAATGTGATAAGGTTGTGGGAAGACCACGACATTCCTACAAAAAAAATAGGAACTTGGGACGGTAATAAGAATTGACTTCCACCACAGAGAATGGTATGATTAGACTATGAATAAAAGAGTAAAAAAGATTTACAAGTGTTCTTCTTGTGAAACAATGATTACGATCATAACAAGAGTGCACGAACTTCCAGAATCAATTATTTGTCCATGTGACAATGTAGCAGAAGATCAGGGATCAAAATGAAAAAATCAAACAATAAAGTATCTCAACACAAGATCAAAAGAGCAAATAAAAATAAGAAAAGAATACAAGACAAGACGCATCTGTCAAAGTTTGAACGCAGGCAAGAATTTATTAGACAGCAGATAATCTCTGGGGCCTTATCAGTAATTAATCGATAGAAAGGTTGTGTTCGATGGTTTATCCTGACGACTTAAAAGAAATATCAAAAGATCTAAAGCGTTACATTATCAAAGAGCATATGAAGAGATATTACTACTCAACCGTTGCCCTTGGCTCCTTTGTCATAGGAACACTTTTTGGCATACTCATATCATAAGGACTAGCACCAGTAGCCAAGTTGGTTAAGGCACCGAACTCATAATTCGGCTATTCGTAGGTTCAAGTCCTACCTGGTGTACAAAGCGAGTGTTGCATAATGGTAGTGCACCATCCTTCCAAGTTGGTAGTGCCAGTTCGATTCTGGTCACTCGCTCCATACCTCTGTAGTTCAGTGGACAGAACGATGGACTTCTAAGCCATGCGTCGCAAGTTCGATTCTTGCCAGGGGTACACAACAAGATGATATAATTATAAAATGGATTTATCGAATAAAAATATTTTAAATGTTTATGAAAATTATCAAAAAAGTAATTACATACTTAATAATTTTACAGACACACAACAACTCTCTTGTTTTTTACCAAACCAGGACAACCCATTTGATCTTAAAGGATTTTATAGTCCTGTAAATCAAGTCGACGAAGTCAATGATTATACAATTAATGAGTTGGGATTTCGTGGTAACTTAAAAAAAGATGCTAAAATTATTGCTGTAGGATGTTCTTACACCTTTGGTGTTGGGGTGCCAGAAAGCGGAACTTGGCCAAGTATTTTAAGTTCAGAAATAAACCAAGATGTTTTGAATTTAGGGGTTCCTGGTATTACAATAAGACAAGCATCTGAATTAATAGTTAAATATGTTTCAAAATATAATAAACCAAAAACTATTTTTGCGCTATTTCCTCCATTTTTTAGAACTAGTTTAATATCAGATGCAGATTTTTATTATAACACCAAAAGTATAGATCCAAGGAAACAAGAAGAAAGGGATCGGCAGATTTCTTTTAAACCTTTGATCGTTTATAATCGTACTAGAAAAGAAATGTTTTTTAAAAAACAAAATTATTCTCTTTTTTTTAATTCAAAAGAAAAAAGTTTACCTTACATGGAAAATGTTTTTTCACCACATCAGTTGATATCTGACTCTATTGAGTCAATATCACTAATACAAAATTTTTGTTATTCACATGGAATAGACTTTTATTGGTCAACATGGGACAATGCAAGTTCTGCGTTAATGGATGTTTTAGTTAAAATTCCTAATTTTAAACTAAAAAATTATATAAAGTTTGCTGATGATGAGTTTGATAACTATCACACAGACGATGGCAAATTTCCAACTAGTTTTTGTAATTTATCACATAATTCTAAACTTGTTGATCATCCTTCTTGGGAACAAGGTTCTGATGTTGTTTATAGTTATGATAAAATACTTAATTTCTCACCACATCCTGGAATTCATTTTCAACACCACGTAGCAGAATTATTTAAGGGGTACTCTACTTTTTAGGATTCTTTGGTTCGTATGGTGCTATCTTAGACTTAACTCTACCATCTTTATACAGTCTAACAATCCATCCATCTTTAATCTGAATAGGATTAAACGCTGTTGCTTTTTTCTTTGGCATTATAGTGAGTGTCTTTCTGTTTGTACCTTTGTGTAGTCCTTGCCAAAATCAGCAAACAAAGCCTTATCTTTTTCACGATTAACGATTCCTCTCGACCACGAGAAACCTGCGTCTCCACCCCATGCTAACCACATGATGTAACCGTTAGAAGGATTTGCTGAGTTACCCCAGTCCTTGCCCTTCTTATCTACCTCATGGCGTGAGAAGTATGAATACATTCTCTTGACAGTACTAAGAGAAATAGTTTCTCCTCTTGCTAACTGCCCTGCACGAGTCCAACCAACTGCAGTTCCTGCACCAGTTGCTTTACCATCTTCTTTAAACTTAATTGCTCTACGAGCAGCAGATCTTGCTCCTGCTGGTGGTGAGTAGCCTTCAGCCTTTGATACTGAATCTGTTTCATATTCAACTGTGTCATCATCTTCAAATAGATCATCTGCTTTTGCATCAGGCACACAATTAGGAACTGGTCTACCATTTGCACCTGGCTTCATACCACGCTGTACATAACCATCCCAGCAAGGTGCTTGCTTGTTTACATTAGCACAACAATCTGATTTCATTTCTCCAGCCTGACACTGTGGGCATTCTTCGCATGCAACATTTAGTTCTTTACACATTGGACAGCCACAACCCTCATATTCTTTTTTAATCTTTTCTTCTTCTTCCTTGTACGACTTGCCCATCTGTGAATCGTACATTGCCATTGCTGTTTCTGAATCCATTGTGTGATTATCCATATCTGCTTTTTCAGCATCCTTGTACATCATGCCAATACTGTATGCTGTTGGCTTCCATGTACCGTTTTCTTCTTTATGTATTCTGACTGACATTGCTGGATTTTCTGGTGGCATTGAGACTAAGGAATATTCTGATCCAGGGGTACCAAGTATCCCACCTTCGTTCATGATGTGCTCTATAACACCATGTACAACCCCCTCAGAGGTTGATCCCATGACAAAGTCGCCTTCTTTTAGCATATAACTATTATAGCATGCCTTAAAACTAAGCCTGGGCAATCTCTGGGTCGTCAGAAAAGGCTATGCTTACAGAATGTCTTGGGCACATGGACTCAACACTATGGACAACCCCTTTTGGTATATAGGCTGCATCTCCTTCACTTAATAATACTTCATAGTTTAAATCTTTATTTTCATGAAAAATTTTCCACAGACTTTGTCCGCTACCCTGAATAAAAAATCTGTCTTGCTGGTCTGAGTGAACTTCAGGATCCCAAGACTCAGTTGGCCATCCGTCCACCCCATAATCATGAACTGTAAGTTCTTTTGGAATCTTTTTAGAATTATCTTTAACAAATTTTGAAAAAAGGTTGGCTAGATTCTTATCTGCCATCGTATTCCTGTTTCTATTTATGAAATGAATGATCATCATTGAAAAAATTACATGTCCATTATGATACAAAGAAATATCTGCTACTGCTTTTTTGTAATATTCTAAAACTCTTGTATCCTTTTCAATAACCATAGTGCCAAAAGAGTTATAGTCTATAGTTCCAGTTTCTTTTGCACTATCATAAAAACCATCTATATCTTTCCAGGAAGGAAAATCTTTATAAAAATTTTCTACAACATGCAGTCTTCTTTGTTTCGTAGCAGAGATCAGGTCTTCTTTTGTAATTAGTGTCATGTAAAAATTATAGCATACTCTTAGCCATTTAAACGATAATGTGTCCTTATCCTGTGGCAGTTAGCACAAACCACCTCACACTTTTCAATCTCTTTTTTAATAGCCTTCCATGAAAAACCATCGTGTATCATTCTGGATATATTGTACTTCTTATCTCTTATGTGATCAAAGTCTAGGATTATGTGGTTACCAACACCACAGTCCACACAGCCAGAATCCTCTTTTATCTTAGCAAGCATCTTCTTATACTGCTGCTTATTATAATGGTCTAACTCTTTGTCAGTCATTGTTATTATTATACCGCAAAATATTAGGTCCCACACAGGCAATTCACCTGACTTGCGCCACGGTCTCTATCCAATGGGTAACTAATCCATCACTAAGGTCCTGTGTGGGACAATTATATTGTAGCATGTCAATGGAGCAGTTTATAGACTTGCTCAGGTCTCCCAGGGTGCGACCCTGGCTTATCCGTACTCAGCAATAAGGTTGCTAAAAGCAACTGCATGTATCATGACGGAATGTTATCCATTATACTACTGAATTTCAATAGTCTTTGGAAGTTTGTCTTCTGGGATCTGCTTTTCAAGTTTGACATCTAAGATACCATCTTTAAATTCAGCCCCAATAACTTCAACGAACTCAGGAAGGGTAAAGATATCTGTAAACTTGCGAGCAGCAATTCCCTTGTGTAGATACTCTGCACCCTCTGGTAACTCAGCATCCTGCTTTTCGCCCTTGATTGTAAGTTTGCGATTGTCTAGCGATACTGAGACATCATCCTTAGAGAATCCAGCCAAAGCAAATGAAAGAATATATTCTTTATCATTTAGTTTAATCTGGTTATAAGGTGGATAGTTTGTTGTTGTTGTTACCTTCTGAAAATTTGAGAAGGTGTTGAAAAAAGGATCATTAAAAAGATCCAGTGCTGTTTTTACCATGTTATTCCCCTTTCAAGCGAATAAGTTAATTTACCCCCCATTTGGGCAGGTATTAATATTATAGCACAGGTTCATCAGAAAAGGCTATACTTATTGAGTGTCTTGGACCTACAGACTCAACACTGTGCCTTACACCTTTTGGAATATATGCTAGGTCACCTGGGTTTAAGATAATTGCATCAATCAAATTTTCTGAATCATCAAAAAGTCTCCATAGGCTTTGTCCACCACCTTGTACAAAGAACCTGTTTTCTCTATCAAAGTGTACTTTAGGATTCCAAAAATCTCCATCTATCCCATGATCTTTAATAGTAATATTATCTGGAATTTTTTTAGGGTTGTTTTCACGAAACCTGTTAAACAAACTTAAACAATCGGGATCACCAATAATATTATTATTTCTATTTATAAAATGCACTATTACCATACCAAAAAGAAAGTACCCTTTATAAACTTCATTGATTCTATGGAGTATATCTTTGTAATAATAGAATATAATTTCTTTTTCTTGTGCCTGAAATGATCCAAAAGACATATGCACTACCTTTTTATCTAAATCATATATATCTGATATGTCTGACCAAGAAGGAGTCTTTGTAAGAAAATTTCTTGATACATGAATTCTTTTTTGTTCTGTTGCCAATATTAGGTCATTCTTTGTTATTTTGGTCATACTTAAATTATAGCATATCCCCATATGGTATAATTAAAATATGAATAGTCACAAAGTTATAAAGGGTCCATTAGAGTATCATGAAGAAAAAGAATATGGGTATAATGAAATAGAAATAGCAAGACCTATATCTCAAAATCAACTAAATAATGCGAGAATCTTTACTTCAAAATATGAATACGCAAAAACTTTAAATAAAAATATAGTATATTTAGAAGTTGGTGTTGGATGGGGTAACTCTGCTGATATTTTTATAGGCCAGACAAATGCTACAAGTGCAGATCTTTTAGATTGGTACAATAACGCTCCTGGAGTTTTACACCCAGGTGGCAACGCTCCAGAAGATAAGTCAATAACTCACGAAGAACATATAAAAAATAAATTTTCTCACTACCCCAATGTAAATACTATAAAGGGAGATGCGATAGATGTGCTTCCTATTTTAAATAAAAGGTATGACCTTATACTTTTAGACATCGGAAGAGAAAGACTTATGACAAGAAAACTAATATCAGATTCAGCAAAATTAGTTAATGTTGGTGGGGTTATAGGATTAACCTCTTATATAAATTATGATAGTCTAATGTATGAAGGCCATGTCGGTATATACCAAAGCGTAAATGAATTTTTACACTTTAATACAAACTGGTCTGTTGATGCATTAGTTTTGCATAATCTTGGGTTTCATGATATATATATTAAAAGAAACTCGTAATGAAATAGAAAAGCAGGCCTGCTAAATAACAAGCCTGCTAGTCTATAGCAAAATTACTTTACTTGGCTATTTGTTCTTCCGCCACCTGATGACTTCTTTACAGGAGCCTTCTTTGCGGTCTTCTTAACAACCTTTGCAGACTTAACTGCCTTATCAACCTCTTCAACTGAAGGCATTCTTCCGAATGCTGTGTCTGAAGGGTTGGCTGCTCTCAATACAACTGGTACAAGCGCACCAAGTAATGAGTATGCAAGTGTCTGTGGATCTGTTACTCCAGATGCATACAACGCTGTTGCTGCACCAAGAACTGATCTTCCATATGACGCTAGTACTGCTTTGATTTGTTCGTTCATTTTTTCCTCCTAGGATATTACTTTGTTAGTTCTGTATAATGATTTATACAGACATCTCTAATCTGTGTTTCGGTTGCATATAATTTTTCTGCTTCAAGTTTACAATCTAGCACATGACAATAATAAAAAGCAATGTGCTCTAGATCTTCGTATGACTTAAAAGTTATCATCTGACTAAACCTAGTGCTGGTCTTTGCACACTGGATCCAGCATACTTAAACCATTGAGTAGCAGAATACCTTTCTTTTAAAGTATTTTCAAGCACCTCATGCCAGTAGTCTGAATTGCTAGGGAAGGTAATAAAACTGTTAGACTTTGGCTTAATCTTTAGGTTATGATCCATAAAGTTTATTTCTCCTCCATCATAATCATCGTTAAGATAGTATATAACTGCAAAATCTCCTGCGGTATCTGCATGCTCGTTCATTTTATAATTTTTTTCAAATTTAACTAAAGGCGTTCTTTCATTTTCAAAAGAATAAAGTTCTACATTGTAGGAGTCTATACATTTTTGATAAGCAAGCATAAAAACCTTATCCAGAATTTTAGAAATTTCTTTTGGCATTTTTTCTGGTGAAAATGTTTGAACTCCCCAAGGCTGAACATTCCAAGAATCTATATTAATAGCATAGTCAAGTAGTTGCTTATGCTCTTCTTTAGATAAAACATTTTCTGTGATTTTTATATTGTCTACAGAGTTTCCTAAGTTTTTATTTGTCATATATTAATTATACCATTCTGCTTTTTTGTTAAAACTGGAGCCAGTAAATTGAAACCACATGGCTGAACTATATCTGTCATTGTCTACAATTTCAAGCACTTCGTGCAAATAATTTTCATTTCCAGGGAAAATTATTAAACTATTAGGTTTTGGTTTAATTTGTAACTTATGGTCTGGGAAGTTGATTTCTCCACCAGTATAGTCGTCGTTAATATAATATACTGAAGCAATATGATTACCCTCAGACGAAAGGGTGTCCACATGAGGATCTAAAGAAAAACCCTTTACAAACTTAACCAGATGTATTGCAGACTTATGAAAAGGATTAATATCCACATTATAAAGTTCTACAGACTTTTTATAAACAAGTTGAAATACTTTATTTAGTGTTGTGAGAATTTCTTCAGGCAAACTTTCTGATTCAATAGTTATGGCTTCCCATGGTTGCTTTTCCCAAGATCTGGCATTTTTTACGTAATTAAGAAGATTTGTGTGCTCTTCTTCGGACAAAACTTTTTCTATATACTGTATATTGTCTGTAGAGTTTCCTATTTTTGCAACATTTGCTAAATATATCTCATCTTTTTCTGAAGGACTTTTAATCATGTATCTATTCTACCATAATCTTCTGGCAGTAGTTTCTTTAATTCTTTATATGCTCCTGAAATTTTCTTCATTGAGTGGTAGTGTGGGTAGGCTGATCCGACCACCCCATATTCATCAAAGTAGGATATCTCAGGCTCAATATCAGTAATAAAATTATCTAATCCTTTTTGAACCTCTTCTATATATTGGTATGCCCAATCACGAGAATCTGAAACAAATTTCAAAAAATCCTCATTAGACTGATCTTTGTCTGTTTTGTTTATATTACTGGTTAATTGCTGCATCAACAAAGCCTCTAAAGTTTTAGCGATAAGAGCCTTGTTAGCCCTTTTTTGTAGAACATATAGGGATAAGAAAAGCAAGGTTAAAGAAGACAAGATACATATAAAAATTAACTCAATCATAGTTCTTTTCCACCCTCTCTTACTAATAGAACAATCGCTCCATTATCTTCTAGTGCTTTTTTAACACGGATCATATACTCTACAGCCTGCTTTTTAAGTTCAACTGTTTCTAAAGACATAAAGTCTTTTTCTTTTGCTTTTACAGTAATGAAACTATCATTGTCAATGATCTGTAAAGAAAACCCCTTGGGGCAGTGCAATGATCTGAACGCTCTTCTCATTTGGTCTGTATACATATTACTCCATTGTTAACGACTGCCAAGTTTTTCCCCAGTCAGTCTTACTCTTGTGGCTAGAAAACTCTTTAGAGACTTCTCCATTTTCCAAGTATACACCACCCCAAACTCCCCATTCTTTCCCAGATATTCCTACAGAAAAGCACTCTTTTCTTACAGAACAATTAGAACACATTAGGTCTACTGCAGGTCTTAGAAGTTCATCTTCTTCGTACTTGTCAAAGAATACATTTGTGTCATAGTCCAAGCATGCAGCATCATCTTTTCACTCATACCTATTCATGCTACCTTACATACTTGTCAGGTATTTCCCATCCAGTTCTAGAAACGACAAAAATCTTTTTTAAGTGCCAAGCATTATTTTTTAATGCTCCTTGCTTTGATGTAAAGGCCTTATCTGACCTTGTCATCTCTACAACATCCCATCCATCCCAGGAAAGGTTGCTGCTCTTGGAAACAATTGCTTCCATTTGTTCAAGAGAACTGATTGATACCATTGTGTGTACTCCTTAGAAGTTATATACGTTTGTGTTGATGTTTTTTGATCTTGATAAATTTACTATTCGAGAAGCCTGCTCTTTTGGATTAGAAACAAAAGCAAAATGATTAAAACTGTCTATGTTTTCTTCAATCCATTCAGGTGTAACTCTGAATAACTTGATAGTCTTTCCTCTAGACTTCATTCCTCTTTCAGAAAGATTAACAAACTCAGATGCCATTGCGCTAATGTTTCCTGGACCAGCCGTATACAAGTAAAAATCTTTTTCACTTTCTTCTAGTTCAGATAAGGCAACTGCCATTGCTCTAAGAAAAATGTTATAGTTATTGAAACTAGGCGTTCCCTGCACCCCTACTATCATTGCTTATCCCTTCTCTTAGTTTGTCTAATATGAACAACATCTTGTCTAATTGTACCCTATCCATGTTGCTTGTGTCAACTTGTACAGCAGAATCTTTGCTAATCAGGTCATCTACCATTGGTGCTGTATAAAAAGCATTGTCCTTTATCCAATAAGCAGTATCTTCAACAATAATTACTTTAACATTTTCTTTTTCTTGACGAATTTTTGATTGACTTTTTTTGTTTATTTTTTCAATATATTTTTTTTGCTTAGAGTATTGATTATGAATCATAGCCTGAGTCATCATAGGCTCATAAACTGTTTTATTTTTAAAGAATACTACATATCCTATTATTAATAATAAAGGAACAGTTAAAGCCAATGCTCCGTACAAGTTGTTCATAAATACCCCCAAGTAACCATTGTATCACTTTTCTCGCAGAATGTAAAACAAATTGATAAACGCTATTTGTTTAAACTCTTAGTCTCCAGTTCATGGCTTTAGGACCTTGTTTTATCATTTGAAACATGTGGTGCTTATATTGTTCGGTTAGTTCTGAATATAGTTCTGGACTAACTACTTCAAGTTTATCGGTAATAGAATAAAGCATCTCTCCCTTGTCATCAATACCAGCCATCTCAATAGCCCCTTGCATAATTAAATGCTCTACCAATGCCTCGCTTTTTGCGCTCATTATTTAATCAACCTCTCTTTGACATTCTTTGAACTTAATAGGATATTTCTTTTTCTTTTATGTTCGTTGCCCAAATAGGCATTGACATTCTTACACCAGATAAAACCTCAGTGATCTTGTGTACCTCTGTAGACTCAAAAATAACAAGACTTAACCTTTTTGGCTTAATTGTAAGATTTCTATGTGGAAAATTTAAATATCCTCCATCAAAATCTTCATTTAAATAAATAATCCCGCTTCTAAATAAATGCTCTGCCCCCTTATGGTTGTCTGCATGCTCCGTAAGAATGCTTTCTGGTCCCAACATTAGCATAAAAAGTGATGCTAGGTATATCTCTTCACTATCTTTAAAAAAAAGATTACACTCTAGTAAAAATTTATCAGAGTATTTTTTTAATAAATGTAGTACTTCTGAGTGATCTGAGAATGTGTTTCGTTCTGGTATGTGTGACTCATACCTTACCTTATTCTCAATTCTATGTCTTAGGGGTACATAAAATTTGTTTTTATCTAAACAGTTATTTTTTATATAACTTACAAGTGTGTCGGCATCTTCTAAAGTTATAAAATTTTCTACTACATTTATTTTAAAATCTGTCATCACTTTCCAGACTTTGCTCTGGCCTTCTTCAAAGCGTCAAAATCTTTGACCTTTGTTTCTCCCATGTATCCCCAAGCATGTCCATCATTGATCATCTTATCATTAATAGAAACGGTGTCTCCATCAAGATAAACCCAACCAAGAATACGACCAAACTTTTCAGACGAGTTCATCTTCTCTGTCTTAATAACTACAGACTTAGCACTCTCAATGGCAGCCTTCAAATAAGCCTTTGCTTCCAGCCCTAAAGCCTTTTCAGCCTTGTCTGCTGTACGAGACTCAGGTGTATCAATTCCAGCCAGTCTGACTCTTGAACTAAAAGAAATGTCAAACCCTAAATCAATATCGACATCAATGGTATCTCCATCAACGACCTTTGTTACTTTCTTTACATAATATTCAAACATTA